CAGCCCCGTACAAACCTAAGTACCAAGTTGTGATCTGTGTAACTGAAGTCAGAGCACTGCCTGCCATGTACTGAAGACCTGTGTTGACCACCAAGTTGTGTTCTGTTGCAGTCCACTTAACCTGACCATCCGCGCCCACACACTCCATTGTGAAGCGGCCTAAAGCCATTGCAGACTCGCCCGAACGTGTGCCACACACCAGCCCTGCGGCCACAACATCTTTACCTGTAACTTTTTCGTGTGACATAGAAACCTTTAAGAAATGCGAATGAGCGCCGTTTCCGGATCGTTAGTAGGCAGTTGAATGATAAATTGTTGACCAAGCATTGTCTGATCTACACCAAAGTTAAACACCCCCACTGATTTCCCTGCTTTGCTAGAGTTATAAATCAGTGCTCCACGTGTTGCAAACGTTGATCCGGGCCAAGACGGATTGTCAAAACTAACATAAGCAACCCCTTGGCCTAAATTCACTGCAACATTTGCCAAAATTTGACCCGGTGCTGTATACCCCGTTCCAACTACTTCACCCACACTGGTGTAAACCGTTGTCGCAGGACCGAGCACCGCTGACGAAGTATAAAGCGCAATTTTAAAAACATCTGTCTCAAAATCATGCACTCCAAGAAGCAATTGCTCCTTGAAACTGTCGGTAAGTCCTGCTGTAATCATGCGTTATCTCACCGGTAATTTAACTTGACCATCACGATAAGCATCGCCACGTTGCTTGCCATCGCCCAAATTCTTCAAGAGCATCAATGCTTCTTTGTACTTAGTATCATAAAGCACCATCAGGTCCTGCTCACCTTTCATAAAGGTATAGGCTTCCACTAAACAACCATATAGCAAAACAGTATCAAAATTATCACCTAACCACGATGTTTCAGCGTCAACAATGGATTCAGGGTAGTAGTAATAATGCAGTTCTGCGTTGTATGCAGCATCAGGAGTAGGCCCCAAAATAAATGTCAATTCATCTGAGTTTGCAGTTGCTGGACCAAAAATACCATAGTACTTTGGAGTACCAATGTCTCGTGGATTAGGATACACCTCACGAATAAAGTTCACATCCCTATTTAACAGGTACGTGTAGTCCCCTTGAAAAGTGACAGTGCCCGATACCGTTCCAATGTTTGCAATGCTTAATGTGATTGTGGTCCCATTGATTGCTGATACCACCGCTTCTGTAGCAATTCCTGAACCCGCTGCATATTGACCTACCAAAATATTTGTGGTGCTTGCCACCACAATTGTGAATTGACTTGCGGTGCCCGTAGCCGTAGTGCTAATGTATGGGTATACCGCTAAAGAATAAGTGGATAAAAAGTCCCCGGGGCATGACAAATACTTATTACCAGAAGACAAAGTGCCTGTCTGATTGCTACGCAAATTGGCTAATTGAACAGAGTTATAAATACGCTGCTCTGCTTGACGCGTAAACAAACCCAAGTTACCAGTAGTAAACTCCTGATTCTCGGTGTATGCAATGATTGCAGCTTTTAATTCGGTGTATGTCATATGATGCTCGTTTTGACTGGTGCCAGCACCGCAGAGGCCCACAAAGGCTTTGCATAAGGCATCGGCATCATTCCAATACTTGCAAACGAAGTATCAGCCGTGAACCCGACGTAGACGGTAACTGCAAGTCTACTCTCTGGACGAGGCTGATGCAAGGCCTGTGGCTCATTTATCGAGCGTTTTGGCTCCAATTGTGGATGCTTCGGCTCATAGCACTCAGGACAAACCTTAAAGCCTGTCCATTCCTTAATAAGCGTATTGAGCTTGTACCGTTGGCCGCACCTGTCGCACAGCGCAATTGCAAACTTGCCTGATACATAGGCCATGGTCTACCTCTGTGTGTAAGTAGGTACCACAAAGAAGCCTGAACGCTCACGGTCTTCAGAAGCTGCACGCATGAACTCTTCTTCGTACATCTGCTTAAGCAGCATGACACGATCAGGGGCTTTTTTGACCGCCAAATAGTATGCTAGTGCCGCCACTAAACAAGGCAAGAAACGGAAAGAAATGTCCGCCGTGTTAGTAAAACCGCCCGCATTATCCATGCGGCGAATAGCGTAGTAGACAAAGGTCCATGTCTGCGTGGCATCAGGAGATGGGTACAAAAACACCTTGGCCGGCACTGTGCGCTGAATGTAGTATTGCGCAGGGCGCGACTGGGTCAACTTGTTAGGCACATGCAGCCACTCTGCGCGGCCTATACGGTCGATTGTGATGTCCTGCTGGGTAGACTGGCCTGCATTGGTTCGGATCACGGCTGAGAGGCCGTCAATCGTGTCTGAAGGCAGATCATATTCATACACACCGGGCGTTAGCACCTGCTGGCGCTGCTCAATCGTCCACAGATTAAGACCACGGTTAGCCCACTCTGCAAAAATCAAGTTGACGGAGCGAAGCGCCGTCTTCATGTCGTAACCGTCGCGCACCTCAATACCGCAGCGCTCATACGCCTCAGCTATGAGGTCGTCAAACTGCAGATCAAAATCGGATACGCCGGAAACAGCCATATCAATAGATCATTGCTGTGCGGGCACGTGCTGCACCAACACCACGGACGGCAACTTTGTCACCTTCCAGTTTTTTAACATTCTGGTTTAGTGTTTGGCCTTGTGATTGGCCTACGCCTGCAACCATGCCACCATGCGCCATTTTTTTCATAGCGGAGTTTTTCATCATTTTGCCGTCAGGCATTTTGTGCGAGTTTTTCATCTTGCTATCCTTTTAAACTTGTTGCCATCAAACGATCTAACTTTTCATCTAACCTGTCTAGTCTATCCAAAACACGGTTGATATCTGCATGGACTTCGGCTTTGGTTACATATTCCTTGGCAATTTCTTCGCGGGTGCGGTTAAGCAAAATCTGAAGACGATTAAGTTCTTCGGATTTATCCTTCAATACCCACCCAACAACGCCCAAAAGAGCCGTCAAGCCAATATTCCACAACATCAGTTCCATTTAGCACTTCCACTTCTTCAAGCTTTTGTTAATCCTGCTATCTGGATCCTTGGCGGTCTTCTCGCTTGTCAGCTTCTTTTTCATGCCTTCCATCCTCGCACAGAAAGAGTCCTTGCGGGATCCTCCTTCCGGCTGGGGAGGTTTCAAATTCATGCCTTGCTTTTTGGCGGAGGCTCGCCCCTTGGCGTTCAAGCCGCCAGTGGGGCTTTTCCCCTCTTTCCTCTGCCATGCTGGAGACTTAGCCACAATTAATACATCTTGCAAGGCTTGTTACGAGCCAAACCTACACCACGCGGCGTAGTGGAGCCAGAAGGAGCCACAGTTTTACGTGCGGTCTGCTTTGGGCCACCTTTAGCCATGTCTTGTTTCTGCGCACCGGGCTGAACTTCGCCTTGGTACTGGTCATCTGCCATTTTTGCTGCTCGTCCCATTTTGGACTCCTTATCCGTAAAAGAATGTAACGGAAGTTACGTTTGTGAGGGTGAGGTGAGGATCTGCTTCAAAGCGCACGCCGTCGTTAGGAATAATAACGTACATGTTGCCTGTAGCAGAGCTAACCGGAGTGTCAAACTTAAGAAGTTCTGTGCCACCAGAGCCACCGTCTTTAAACGAGATGGAACCAGCAGTAGCCGACAACAAGGCATACACCGCTTTGATACGCGCGCGAGGAACACCAATACCGGTAGCACCAGTAGCTGTCATCGTCTTCGCTTTTACGTCGTATTAAAAACCCATAATTAATCTCCTTGTAAACGGGGGCCGAGGCCCCCTAGATCAATTAAGCAGTACGGGTAAACACGTAGGCGGTTGCGCTTGAGAACATGATAGTGAAACGGCCAAGGCCAGTTGCACCAGCAGCAATAGTCAAGTCACCAAAACTGCCCGCAGTATCAGCCGCAGCAGTAGACAAGATACCGTTTGTAGCAACAGCAATAGTTACTGTGCTTGCACCACCAGTGTTGTCAATGTACAAATCCATCACTGTGCCTTTTGCAGCGCCAAGAGCAGCGCCAAGCAATGTGCCTGTTGGCAACGTGATAGTTGTAGCAGCGGCAGAAGTAGAGGTAATGTAGCCAGTAGCAACTTGTGCTGCAGTGGCTGTAGCCGTTGCATTAATTGCAGCGGTTGTAGGGTGATTCTGGTCTGTAAAAACCAAGTTTGTAGTTGTCAAATTGGTCACGCTGGTAGTAACACCAAACGTAGCGGCAACAGTGACTGCGCCAGTGGTAGCGCTCTTGGTAATTGATTGGAAACCATTCTGGGAACGAACGGGTCCATTAAACGTGGTAGCTGCCATGATTTTTCCTTACATACAAGTTAGGCGCATCAATCTGTATGTCGTCAGCCGGGACTGTTTGATGCACCGGAAAGCCCGGATTACTGTGTTTATATCATGGCTTTTTCAGCAGTGCAACCATTATTTTTCTTGTCACAATTCTTGGGCATCATCCCCTCATGAAATATAGCATTGTCCATGCCGATATTGATCTACCAGAAATAGTAGACCTATTGACTGTGCTCCAAAAGACATGCCTTCCCCACGACAAAATTTACCCGCTTACAAAAGGATATTGGTATGTTGTTTTTTCAGAAACCGGTGAAGCAGTTGGCTTTGGTGGTATTGTCCCCTCTACTCGTTGGTCTGACACTATGTACCTATGTCGCGCAGGCGTTGCACCAGTTCATCAAGGACAGGGACTCCAGAAGCGGCTTATCCGACAGCGTATTAAAGTGGCCAAAAGATTAGGCATGCGCTGGGTTATCACAGACACCAACGAAAACCCTGCGTCTGCTAACAGTTTGATAGCTACAGGTTTCAAAATGTTTGAACCCTCGCAACCTTGGGGTTTAAAAACGGCGTTGTATTGGAAGTACCGGATCAAACATGCCGTATAAGAACGAAACTGTTAAGAAAACTAAACAAAAAACATACGCCAGCACGTATTACGCTAACAATAAAGCGACTGTAATTGCCGCAAGTAAAGCCTCGGCCAAGGCGTATAAAGATCAATGGCGTAGCTTTAAAGCTACATTAGCTTGCATAAAATGCGGGCAAAACCACCCCGCTACATTTGACTTCCACCACATAGACCGCAATACCAAAGAAGCCTCAGTCAACAAGCTAATAAAAAACCGTGCTTTTAAACAGGCCATGGAAGAAGTCAAAAAGTGCGTTGTGCTTTGCGCTAACTGCCACCGCATACACCATCACGACGAACGCGAAAACAAAAAAGCTAAAAAGAAGGGGGCCGGAGCCCCCTGATATCACTCTGTTTTAGCATCTTCTGCTTCAGCAGCCGCAACTTCGTCTTCATCTTCGTCTTCAAACTCGTCGTCAAGCACGGCAACAGCTTCGTACTCCACCGCCCAACCGTAACTTTCCTGAAATTGCACAAACTGCTGGAAAATTTCAATCATCTCAAAATCGTGCGTCTCAATAGACAGCTTGTTGTTGCCAAAGTAGCCAAATTCCATTTCAAATTTCATGATGTGCCCCTAAGATTTATGCAACCACAACGGCTGCAAACTAATCGTAATTTAACTTTGTGACAAGAAAAAGGCCACCCGAAGGTGGCCTTTAGTACGCAAACTGCGTATGGATTAAGCGCCGGGTGAACCGTAAGCGCCACGTGGGTCAGACCAGCCGAAGCTGTAACGCTCACGAGCCTTGTAACGCACGTTACCTGTATCAAAGTCACCTTCAAAGGCTGTTTTGATAGGTGAACGCTGGAACATTTTCAAGCCGTTAGGTGCATCAGTGATGATGAACCAAGCATTGACGTCTGTCAAGTAGTGGTTTACAGCGTAGCCTTCTGGGAGCATGCCCATAGACTTGACTGCGTTGATGTCGTTATCAGCAGTGCCTGTACGCAAAGTGCTCTTCATCAGGCGTTCTGCAGTGAACTGCAGTTCCTTAGGAACAATCATCTTGCGGCCAGTCAAAGCGACCTTCAAGCCACGCTCGTCGATGAACGCAGCAATGTCGATCAACGCTTGCTCCAACGATGTCTCGTTCAAATCTGCAGGCACTGCGGGAGTGTTTGCATAGTTGGCGGACAAAGCAGTTGGGTGGTTGGTTGCGAACAATGCAACGCCGTCGCCGCCGGCATAGTTGCCGCCAGTGAAACCGTTGTTCAACACAGAAGCAGCTTTTACTTGCTTAGTGAAGCTCATTGAACGAGCCATAGCCTTGGTGTAACGACCTGACAAGCGGTCATACAAGTTATCTTCCACGGCTTCCTCTGTCAACGCGAAGGCCATAGCAATGGTCTCGTGTGTGTAGCGGGCTGTGAAGGATTCCAGTGCTGTGTCGTACTGAACGCCGGCACCCTCGGTTTTCACCGGGGCTTGACCGAAGCCAGTCAACATGACCTCTTCTTCAAATGCACGATCAGATGTCTCAATAGAGAAAATCTCTTCGTGCTCGTTTTCGTAACGCTTGTACTCTAAACCGAACAGTGCGTTCAGGCCGGGCTCAAGTTCTTTTACTAGTTGGGAACGTGTAATAGCCATGATTATGCTCCGTCAGCAGCAACACCGACGCTACCGTACTGGTGTTGATTAAGTTTAACAACGACAACTGTATAGGTACCTATTTCATTGTCGGGCTGTTCGCTAACACCAACAATCTTGAAGGTCAAGGCTGCAGTTTTTGCGATAGAGGCAGAACTCAAACTACCAGCAGAAACACCAGTCGTTGTGCTACCGGTTGTGGAAGCAGTAGGGTCAGCGTTTTTGCCAATATTGGCTTGGGTAATTGCACCGTCGGCTTGCACCAAGTACAACTGTGAGGGGTCATCCAA